TTTCCTGAATCGGAAAGCCCTACGATCACATTAACACCAGAAACAAAATGAACAATTGTATTTTTATGACTAAGAAAATTGTAAATTTCTACACTCCTCAACATTCTAACCAATTTTAATGTTAAAAGCTTCATCGAGTTTTTCAGAACGTTCAACAGCTTCTGCATATTTTATTGGATCGTGTTTCCCTTTTTTTATGCAAATCAGTTGTGCAATGTATGACAATTGATTAAAAGCTTCATCTACTTTATTTTTATTTTTTGCATATTGTACCTCATGTGCATATACTTCAAGAGCTTTTCTCATTAAGCATACCAGATCATCATGTGTAGCTCTTTGAGCTTGCATTGCCATGTGAAAAGCGACATTACTTGCTGTCATTTTTTAGATATTAAAAGTTAATATTCATTTGTTTTAACATACAATACTTCGCAATTAAAATAGAATCTGCATTGTGTGTGTTTGCTTTTGGAAATGTTCTTTTTACTATTTCTTTTGCAGCTATTTTTAACTCATCCCCCTTTAATCCTGATGGCAATAATTTTTTTTGCCATTCTTTACTGTCTATAAACTGATATGGAATTTGTAACATTTCCAACAATATTTCAGTCGCTTCTAAACAACGTAGTGCTGAAACTGACGCTGTGAAACGTGTTGGATTTACCATAGGACGTTCGATCATACAAAATGTGTTTTCACCTGCACATAAAAAAAATGATTTGAACAACTCAAAATTGACTCTATTCATAAATGCTTTTTTCTTAGTATAATTCAAACATTTTTTAACGGGTGTTTTTTCGTGTAACACGATTATATTTTCGTTTGAAATAATAGTAATAGCACCGGAAACACCATTGTCTATTCCTATATATGTTTTACATGTTTCTGTTTTTCTTTTCATCTACTAACTTTTTAAATTGTTCTGCGTGTTTTAACAAATTGATGGCTTCTTTATATAAAGTTATCAATTTGATTAAATTTTCTTTATGTAGTAAGTGTGTTTCGCAATCAATAACACCTTTATTATACATGCTTATAGATTTTTCCAAAGCACGTTCATTGTCTTTTAATTCTTTTTCTAACAATTTCATAGGTGTAAATGATGACATGCTTATCTTATTTTTTTGCGACCTGTATCAAATTTACGATTAATTTCTTCCCACAAATTAATAACTTCATTTTTAAGTGATATAATGGCATTGGGGTCACTTTCAACTATATTTATTGATTTTTCTAAAGATTTATCTAGTTTTTGATTTTCTAATGTATATACGGATTCATCCGAATATGTTTTTATATAAATCAGATTACTTCTAATATCATCAATTCCGTAATCCCAAAGAATGTATAGAGGTGTTTTACGATATGGTGTCCATACCTTGTTTTTGAATACTTCAAATTCTGTTTCAACACCAATTGCTTGTTTTATTTCTTTTCCGCGAAATTTAATTTTTTTTTCAATTTTTGCAGGGTTACTTGCACGTAAACGGATAGAAGCATAAAATCCAATAGCAAAACCCCCAGTTGATTTATATTTGACACTATATTTGTTAATGGCTTCATCATTGTCCCTTACTTGGTTACTTCCAACCATTAAATAATTATTCTTTTTTAATATTCGAGCATTTTTTCTAAAACCCTCTGAAAATTCCTTCGCCCTGCGTTGCCCCCTCTTATCACCATCTTCATCTTCCATTTCTAATGCTGTAGAAAGTGCGGCAAGTGAATCAGTAAAAGTACCATGAATTTTACCATTTGTTCTGGGTTGCCATTTACGAATATTTTCAAACACTTCAGTTACTGTATCTGGTGTGTCATATTTGATCCTATTTACATCCAAATCAAATATTTTGGCATATTGTTTACTTAATGTTGCTTCAGGATCATCAAAACGAACATCACCGCCTTTACGTAATACATCACCAGCCATTTCACTTAATAAAACAGATTTTCCTGAACTGTTTGGGCCGAATATTTCCATAAATATTCCACCTGGAACACCACCACCTCGTATTCGGCCCCCTGAAATATTCAGATCAAGTAAAGTTGAACCGGTTGAAATAACATAATCAAAATTACCTTCAAGTTCCTCTTCATCCTTTATAGGTTTTTCAACATGCCTTTTCATTTGTTTACTTAATATTTCTGATCTTTTCATTATAATTGTTTTAAAATTATATATATAATTTTGGTATCAACCCCTCGACGTTTCAGTTCATTTTTAATTGTTTTTTTAAATTCGACTAATGTAATAAAAGGCTTTTTAACTTTGTATCTTTTCCATTCTATACGAATTTTATATAACAAATCAGCCATTAGTTTTTTAGGCGTAAGATTAGAGTCTTCCATGCAGGTATTATACCAATCATTCATTAGTTCTTTTACAATAGATGATTTAGTAATACCTTTTGCCATAGCAAATAATGAAAAATAAGAATGCAATTCAACTGGGAATTGCACTCCTACCATTTTACTATTTACAATTTTGTCATTCTTACTTGTAATTTTTAGTATTGGCATACCTTTTTACTTTTTACTTCTTTGTTTATCTTTTTCGTCGGCACATCCACTCCATATTTCACAATCGTCACAATCGTCAAATTTTTCTGAATCAGTGCCAAATTTATGTCCATATGGACATTTGTTACTACTTTCTGAACGACCACCCCTTTTCATCGAATGTTTTTTAGAAGTTTGCGGTGTTTCATCTTCATCATCATCCTCATCTTCTTCTGGTTTTATCCCCGTTCCTTTACATATTGGACAAGTTTTACCCCGTGAATTTAAACCAGAACCTTGACAAGCTACACAACGATCTTCCTCGAATACCTTTGCAGCATCTCTCGTAAGTTTTATTTCGTCATTATCATCGTCTTCATCTTCATCTTCTTCATCGCGTCTGTTGCTGCGCTTTGTGTGTGTGCTTTTAGATGTTGCCTTCTTTTTTCTCGGCACTTTAGTGTCGTCCTCATCGTCCTCGTCATCATCCTTGTCGTCTTCATCTTCATCATCTTTTACTACACGACTTTTATTTGTGACATGTTTTTTATTTCTTGGAGTTTCATCATAATCTTCGTCATCCTTCAAATCGTTGTCTTCGTCATCATCTTCCATTTCGAAATATGCTGCTTTTAGATCTTCATATGAAAGGGTGGAAGCAGTGATAATATCATCAAGATTTGGAACTTCATCCAAGATGCTTTCGTCGTATGGCTTCCTCTTTTTAGAGGTGATAAAAACAACTTCTGGGAAAGGTTTTCCTTTTTTCCCAATAGTATCCCATTTGAAAGTGAGTTCTAATGTAAGCCCTTCTTCAAGATCGGCGAACAGGAGAATATCAGGATTCTTTTCACATTTTTTGCTTAAACAATTTTGAAACAAAGATTCAGCCATATCCCATACATAAACTGGTTCAGCTTCGTGTTTTTCCGAATCTAAAGGAATTGGAACATACAAATCACGATCTTTTGGATATAATTTGATCGCTTCTTCCCGCATATCCTTTGCAAACAATTGAGCTTGATGTTCACAAATGGGGCATTTTCCACCAATAGATTGACGGCAAACATAACTCTTGTTTTTTGCACCTATTCCCCTGTGAATTTTGTAAGGACGGCGATACCACCCTTCACCAACAACAGCCAAACCTTCATCTGGATGTTTCTTATCTTTTACTCTGTAAGAAACAAAATCCATTTTTACTGTTTCAACATCTTCATCAAATGTTAACAAAGATACTCCTTTTGGAAGTGCTAAAAGACGGCCACCAGATTTAGGTTTTTCCTTCATGCTGGCTTGCATTCTTTCTTTCAAATTACTTTTATTTTTCTTCATGTTTTAAAAAATTAAAATGTTATTCTTGATTTCTACGTCTTATTCTTTTCGCCATTTCGGCATTCATTTTATTAGTACGCTCTTTATCTTCGTCTCTTTTAGTTTTTTCCTTAGTGATATCACGTGGCATTTTAGGCCCTGCAAAATAACTTTGCCCATGCAGTTTTACTAAATTCTCAAGGGCGTCTTTGCGTTGGTCAAAAGCCTTAACAGCCCCTTTGGCGACATTGTTTTCAAATTTAGCATCCAAGTATTCCTCGTAAGCTTCTATATGCTGAGTATCCATCAGTATCGTACTTTTTACTGCGGCTTCAGTAATTTTTTCTATTTTGTACTTTTCAGGATTTTTTCTGATTTTAATATCAAGTTCAGCATCAACAAATTCGAGTTTTTCTTTAGCTTTTTCTTCTTCTCTTTGTGATTTCGATTGTATTCGAACATATTTCATCATTAATTGTGGCTGTTCAAGCCATTCCACATCCAAGCCTTGCTCGTCAATTTCAAGATCATTTTCATAGTTCATATTATTATGTTTTTATAATGTTATAACAAGCGAATGTAAGTCCAGGCCATCCCGTATTGTAAAACGGTTCGATCATTTGTTCCATGACCATACCTGCCGTTAAATTATCCTCCTTCAATAAAATTGAATTACAATAACCAAGTATTGCCCGTCTTATACTTTCCGGTTCCTCTTCTTGCAATCCATTTAATATAATTGAAATTTCCTTCCATCGAG